CATGTCAGTATTTCTAGCAACTTGAATTATCTGTCCGTTGTTGTTAGTTAGTTTGTGGTGTTGAATGTCTTTGTTTTTGTATTTAAACACCCAGTCGCTGTCAACAGCATTTGCATTTTCTGGTGTTTTGCCAAAACCTACCCTGTCTGGTCTAATTGCAACAGGAAACTTCTCTGTACCAACAGTTGCTATGAACTCATAGCTTGTGAACGCATCTTCGATTTTACCGATAATGTCATAAGTCTTTAGTGTGCTAAAAGTAGCTGCTAAATTAGCCCTAGAGTTTGTTAAATTATCAATAGTCGTCCATGTTCCACCAGCGCTTCCTGTGTCAGTTGTGTAGTTAGCAGCCGAATGCTCCTTGTACTTAAAAGAAATAATCATTTTGTTCTTTTGCTTTCCACCGACTGTTAAAGGAGCTATTCTGGCATTTCTTGTGACGGTTAAGGTCGTGCTAGAAGAACCGCTACGCTGCAATGTAAACGAAATTTGTGGAGTAAAATAATTGATAACAGTAACTTTAACATCAACTGCGTTTGACGTTCGTCCTCGACTGTCTGTTACTGTCGCTCGAATAGTCACCGTGCCATTAAAGTTCATCATGCCAAGAAAGCCATTATTTGAATTCGTGCTTTGATTCTTGCCAACAATTTCAGCACGATAGCTTGAAATCGTTGAACCATAAGCGCCACTAGCGTTGTTGAAAGTTACTTGTATATTTGACATCACTTGGGCGAATGTATTAGCTGTATTTAACAAGTTCTTAACTGTTGCATTGCTATCCGTCAGCGTTATACTGCCGAGCGTTGGTTTGACGCTGTCAGGGACATTCAAAGTAAGCCTACACGTTGCTGAACCAATCTTGCTAGAGCCACTATAAGTCTCTACAGTAATATTGCCCCAATCGCTCGTTTTATTTGGCATAGCGGTAGCCAGATTGAGCGGTGGCGTCCAGCTAACAGAGGTGTCAACATTCGTTGCGATTGTGCCAGATAGCGCCCCAAAGTTGTATTTGACCGTATGCTTAAAACCACTATTCTTGCGATTGATATTGAGTGTCATAGCACTTCCAAGTGTGCCTGTAACATCGCTGATTGTACTTGCTCGGGGAATCGTTGGCAGTTTTAAATCAAAAGCGACCATTGAGCTTCCGTAACCGCCAGCGTTTAAAGCAACAGAAATTTTGATACCAACCGTTTTAGTCCCGTCTCCGTTATGCGGCACGCTATAATCATGACCAAAAATCAATTGAGATGAGTTTGTGCCAATATTAATAGCTGGATGTTCGATAGCCGAGCCACCGTTGATAGTAACGGTTAAATCAGCTGTAACACCATACATTGACGCATAACCATTCGTCCTAAGCCTTGCTTGTACATTGACTGTAGAGCTGTTGCTTGCCACGTTTTGCCTGTTCCAATCCGACCAGACTTCCAATGTCATATTATGTCCATATTGTCCGCTAAATGTAGCAGTTGCCATATCAACCTCCTAAATACCTTAATACCAGCATGTCTGCGTCTGCTGGGTGCGTTTCAAAGCGGAAACGACCGATTTGAATCGTTTTCGTGAAAATACCGTTAGCAATATTTAACGTACCTTGTGAAATATACATTACTTCGCTACTTCCAGAAAACAGACTAATTCTGTCATCGCTAAATTTGGCATAAGCTGAACCATCTTTTTTACCGATAATCAAGCCTTCATTTTGAAAGCTCATGAATCTATCGATTGCATCCCATGCGAACTTTAAGTCGTTAACTTCGTATCTCATTCCCAAGATACGTTCTGACGCTTCTTTTAAAGCTTGTTCCGATTTAGCTTTATCTGCATCATTTGCTTTAACATAGTTTTCGTAAGCTGTTATCCATTTATCGACAGTATCAATGCTCGCTTTTGCTTCCATTTCGGCTTTGATAAGATTATTCTTCTCTGCCAACGCATTCAACTGTTCTTGCGTTAGCGTTTGGTCTGCTTTGCTGTCAATGTCAGCTTGTATGTCCTCCAAGGCTGGTTGCCAAGGTGTTGGAATATTACCTTCTTCTAGCATATTACAAGCGTAATAAACAAATTTTCCATCTTCGCTGTTTGATGTTTGCTCAAAGCCAACCCAGCTAACTTTACTTTGACTCGCTACCATTTTTTGAGTTACTTTAAACGTAGCAGACAACTTCTGCCATTCATTAGTTATGGTGATGTCACTAGTCAAAGCCTCTGCGTTTATTTGTCCAGAAAATCTAATAAATAAACGGACTCTAATTGAACTTTGATCTGTTTTAGCGTAAATCGAGTATGTGAACTCATCGCCAACTTTTACATTTTTTCTATCAATTAGATGTTTACCCCAATTCGAGCGCAAACTAGCCCAAGCAGAGCGTGTCTTGTACACGACAGAACCATTTAACATTTCATCTGTCTTTGTGGCACCGTTGAATTGATAGTAATCGTTTGGAGCTTTCCATGGGTCTGCTGTATAGAGTAGCAAGTTTTTACCACCAACCTCAACGCCAGCTCGTCTATCCATCCACGTATATTTAGTTGGGTCTGTACTGCTCGTTTGTGTGAAATCGGTGTAGTACCCTTGATATTGTTGACCAGACTCTTTAAAACTAAAACCAGTTCTGCCGTCTGCAGAGTCAGCGTAAGCCATGTGGAAATAGGACGTTTTCCCGTCAGCACCTGGTTTTCCTGGCAAGCCTTGGTCGCCTTTCCACTTGCTCCACCTATACTTAGTCGGGTCTGTACTTGCCGCCTCGTTAAAATCAGCGTACCAACCCATGTATGCTTTTGGTGTAGTTAAGCTAAATCCGCCACCAGTTGCGTTGTCAGCAAATGCAAAGTGTACGTGCGAGGTCTGACCATTCGTTCCGTCAGCGCCTGCTATGCTGATGTTTACAGGCTGCGTGTTTTCAACGCTGCCATCTGAATAATAAATGTACTCGAATTTCCAGAGGTAGCGATTTGATTGCGTTGGGACGAGCGTATCTTTTGACCAACCAAAGTCTTCTGGTGCTTGAGAGTAAGGGGTTGATTCACTGCCTTTTTCAAATTTATATCCACCAAAAAACAAATAAGCATCGGTATCATAACGTTCTAATCGTGGCATTATCCAGCCATCTTTAGTGATTTTGATTTTAATAGCAATGCGTTTGTATTTGTCTGTCAAGTCGAAAGTTACAGCGTCTCGACCATCGGCAGAGCCAAAGCTTACAAGTCCTGCTGCTGTAGGTTGTTTATTTGAGTGGACTAAATAGAATGTAACTCTGTCTGTTTTAGCGCTACTTTTGACATATGAGCTAAACACGTACTCCTCACCAGTTTTCACCTCGAAATACTGTGAGAGCCCACCCCACATTGAATTTTTTTTAAACATCTTAACGCCCTGATGATCTTCAGCATATACCCCACTACCACCATTCACCCAACTTCCACTAAAATCACGACTACCTTTAAATAAATTCCTTCCACCTTCGCTTGGCGCCTCAGGTATAGCAACACTATTCGTTAGCTTGTAAAACGTCTCCCTGCGAGTCTCCGCTCGCTCCATCAAGTTCATTAGAGTCATCTGACTCGTTGCTATCAACTTGCTCATCTTTCACCTCTTCCTGATCATCTTCGACCCAGCGTTTGATATCAATACCTGGACCATATGTATTCCAAAGCACTCGAATTGCATCAGATTTATTATCAACAGGAACTTCAATGATTTGTCGCTGTTCAGCAATTTTTACATCTGCTTTAATCATATTTCACCTCTCCTCATTCCCAAACTTCACATTTATAATTAGCTTTGGCTGCAACTTCAGTAGCGTTGACGGTAATAGATTTACCAGTCTTATATGCATTACCAGTACCACCAAAGTTTGCATCCATGACGCCATTCTTATCATATTTTGACCATTTATAAGTCTTGCCTGTACCTGCCGTGTCAAGCTCTTCACCATTACGATACAGCAATGCTTTCAATGTTGTAGCACCTTGACGATTCTTAAAGATATTTCCAGCACTAGAGTCTATCACCAAACTGTATGGATCTGACATATCAACCAAAGTGCATAACCCTTTAGATTTACTACCATTAAATGTGCCACCTATATTAGTACATACAACCTTAAAACATTGAGAGTTAACAACAGCTGCTGGAGTCACAGTAAGTAGTCCCTGTGACGCTGTAGTTACACCTGGCTCAACGTTTGGTGTTTGTCCAGTTGTAGTTCTACTGCATAAGTGCCAGCCAATTCCACCGTCAGCATCATAGCCGGTTGCTTTATCACTAGTAACACTAGTATCTTGATAGAAGAATTTGAATTGCTTATTATCATTTGTTAACACATTTCCTCGATACAAATCTGCATTGACTGTAAGACTTGCTGGTGTGTTATTTCGGAAAGTATTACCATTACCAGCATAAACATTTAGAACTTGAGCTTCTTTACCGATTTGTACCAAGAACAAATCAATATCAGCACTAAAGTTCACATCCAAACCCGTTAGAGAGTCACGCCATGTACCAGACACCTCAAAACGTGCTCCACCTTTAGAAACATTAATATTTGTTTTTGAAGTCAAAACTTCGTTGTTAGCACCTGAAACATATTGAGGGTCACCATTGTTTTTTGAAGTAATTTCAACTTTAGTCCCGCCATCAATGTAAAACCAGCGAACATTGCTAGTCCCACCAACGATACTTGCAGTTGAACCAGCTTTTGTTAAGTTAAGTGTCAATACCTGAGGAGTTGACGCATATGAAGGATTGTAGTTACCTGACGTTTGACTATATAATTGTGTTGTGGGTCTGCTAGCAGTGATGAACGCATTTAAGACGGGTGCATCCGATACGTCTACAACTGTAATTTGACCCGCTGCAATAATTCCCATTTTGATTTTCTCCTTTTAAACTCGTTTGCCGACATATTGGACTTCGCACGAGAATGTGGCTCGTCTAAATACGTCAGCTTCTGTGATTCTTATTGATTTTTGTGAATACGAATGGTCTTGATTCCAGTTCTCGTCTGGTGTTTCATCGCTATTGACTTTCTTCCAAACGTAGCTGAACTCAGTGCCATCCTTGTCGATTTCCTTATTCCCACGCCATAGAGTGGCTGTCAGCGTGCTCGCTATGTTGTTGTTTTTGAACGTATTACCGTTTGACGTCAGGATGACTAAATCAATCTGCTCGACCATATTAGCTAGCGTGATTTCCGTAGTGGCTACTTCAGTATTTCCGACATAGCCCGAGACGGTTAAAACCGCTGTGTCAGTAATGTCTTTCGCTTGAATACGGTACTGCATTCCAACTGTGACTATGCCATCCAGCGCCCATCGCCACGTTACATCAGTGGTATAAGGGAGATTACCTTTATACAACGATGGTTTGACAGTCGTTTCACCTTCGTTATTTTTGAAAGTAACTCCGCCCGTTGTTGCTAGCTCAATACGGTAAGGCAGCTTGCTTTCGACGGCTTGGTCAATACGCGTTTGAAGTGCTGATGTTGGCTTATTATCAAACTTTCGATAATTTGTAAAAACGAATGAATTATTCGTTGGATTATCGAAGCTGATAACCATCTCTGACACACGCGCCTCGAGTGCTAAACCACCCGCGAAGTTCTTATCAATAATTCGAATGGTATCACCGAGTTTAAAATCAGTGTACTGACTAACAAAGCCTGATTGGACGCTTGCTGTGTAAGTCACCAACGGGTAAGCGTATTGTTTCAACGTACGTAAAGCGTATGCTTTCAAGTCATTGACGTTCTCGTATTCAGTGGTGAAGTCTTTACGAATCCAGTTGTCTTGTTCGTCAGGCTTCATAGTAGCTGGATAGCGGCTCATAGCGAGTGGTGCGTATAAGCAAGGGTTTCCTTTGCGACTATAAAACTCCTCGATACCGTCAGCGTTCTTCTCAGAGATTTCAACATCAGCTAGACTCAAGCCGTCTTTACCAGTGAATACGCCTGCATTAAACATCTGTGTCTTATCGCTGGTGACTTGCACACCCTTAAGTCCGTTTGAATAATATAGAACGACGTCTTTTCGGTCTGTGCCGATGCCGTCTTTTCGATAGATGTTAATAGCAATGCGTTTGTATGTGCCGTCTCGGTTAAGCTCAGTTTTGAATTCAAACTCTGCATCAAAGTTAGACATTAGCGATTGTAAACGATTCATCTTTGTTTCTTGTGAATCGAATGTTAATGTACGCTTTCTATCTGAAACCTCGTTAATCCCGATTTCAACGGCTGCAAATGATAGCAAATCCATGTGATTCAAATACCATTCAATCGATTGAGCGCTACTGCTGTTGAATGGATTAGCATATTCTAGCGCGTATTCAAGATTGGTATTATTACATGTCAGCTGAATATTGAAATCGTCTTCTTGTAGTGTAGCGATATAAAACACTTGATAAGAACCGTTCACATAAAACGATACAAAGCACTCATCATTGATAAGCTTGATATCCTCATGCAATTCGCCGTTTGAGAACTTTGGAATTGTGAAGTCAAATGTGCTCGTGGCTTGATCAAGGTAGGGATGCCATGCGCTATTTGAGTAAGATAGCATGTCTGGAATGTCATTATTTAACGCAGTGATTTTTCTCATTTTACTGTCATGAATCCAAATCTGCATGTTTAAACACTCCTTTCGTACCAACTAACCTCTATATCTGGATCTTTTGTAATCCAACTTGAAAAATATATATCTATCTCGTTTTCACCTGGGTCAAGGCCAAATGGCTCAGCTAAGTAAGCCAAACCATCCATGGTCGGAAGATTATCAAGATAAGTTTTGCCTTTCGCCATATCGATCTCCAACACTGAACCCATGCGATATCGATTTGGAATATCTTCCCAGCCGTCTATATAATCCTTTCGGTAAACGATGCTGTCCAAATACATGTGAGTTACTTGTGGACTCGTGCCCATATCACCAAAAAAGACGTGAATCTTAGCAGATTTACGTCCTTTAATTTCTGGTACTCTAACTCGTGGATAAGACCCCCACCAAAATACTTGAATTTCATCGTCTCGTCGTTGCAAATCTGACCAGCCTCGTTCTGCATTAAATGGATTTTGACTATCCAAATGTGTTCCTGTGAACGTCCAACGCAACGGCATACGGTACCCACCTTTGCCATCCGAAACCATAAAATTGTATTCGCAACCGAGACCGCCTGCACGCTTGAATGTTTCGACTCCGTACAGAAACTTGTCGTTCGTGTCTGAAACGCAGATTTTCATGAAACCATACTGGTTGGCCGAACCGAGCCAAAAGATTTGGCGCCACCAGAAATATTCGTTTAATGCACCTTTTTCGCCGTTGCTATCAGCTGGAATTTCCCAAGTAATCGAAGCACCTCTGTTCCCTTTGGTGCCGGGGCCTTTATCAGCTAAGGCGATATGAGGTCGACCCCACGCGTTATCGATAGCAAGCGTTCCGTTAATGTCTTGAGAATTGTCATTCAAAATAGCAACGTTCTTAGCGCCTTCTTGAAGTCCTGTGGTGATTCGGTTGTTAGAAACATAGTCGAATAGGATTTCTGATTTCTTGATATTCTTTCCGTCAGCTTCTTCTGGATTCCCGATTTCGTAGGTTTCTGTAGCACTTTTGACAATACCGACCCAACCATTTTCCGAATTGTGCTTGATTTTAAATTTCGGATAAGCTACTGCAGATCCGAGATTGTTTAACTTCAGTTTGTAGTGGTCGTTAGCCACTTTCGTGATTGTACCGTATTTGCTAGCGCTATCGGTGTCGACCAAGCATTTAGTTTGGCCTTCGGCGTATGATTTAGGCACGTCAAACGTAACTGTGACGGCGGCTGTTGCCGGGGACGTGCTATTGTCCACCGCCAGAGCAGGTTGACCGCTCGGAATAGCTTCCCAGACCTTATCTGGCTCATCGCTGAAGACAAGCTTTTTAGGTTCTGCCACGTTCAGGAATTTGCCGATCAACCCAGCTGCTTCATTGAAGAACGCTTGGTTCCCGACAAGCTTAATTGAAACAGATACTTGTTTGACTGATAGCGTACTGTACAGGAACTGTTGTCCGTAACGGTGCATGCCTTGGTCTTGGTAGTTGTTGTTAAAGTTAGCAGCAACATTTCTGTTCGCATCAGTCACAGCAGCTCTGCCAGTACTACTTAGCTCGTTTAGTGATTCTAGCCAGTCGATATTGTTGTATTTAATAGAAATACCTGTCAAAAAATGTCCTCCTTTCTAGATTATGCTTCCGCCATTCAAGAGCGTTTGGCGTTGTTCATATGCATTTGTAGCTTTGTGCATGTAAGGCGCTAAACCGTCCGATACACTCCGACCATCGATAAGATTGTGATTAACGATTGGTCTGTCGCCTTTAGACACGAGCTGTGATAGCAATCCGATTACCGTGTCAAACTTAGCTTCAAGCTTCGCAATCGATGCATCGCTAGCACTTGTACTTCGATCATCAGGCGCTTCACCAGCAAATCTAGCTACTGCCTCTGAAAGCAACTGCCAAGCACGGCCTCGTTTTGCGACATCTGTAGGAATAACATATTCAGGTTTGTTTTCTTCCGCTAACTCATACACGCCGTGGTTAGCAACTAACCCACCGTTGGCGTAACCATAAGCAGCCACACGATTAAAGGCTGCATCAGATGTACCATAGCGGTGTTTGATGTAATTAATAGCGGCAAGCAAGTTATCGTATCCGTTGCGAATATTATTGTGACCAGCGTGTTTGTATGCTTCAAATGTTGGCCCGATGGTTTGCATCAAACCGATAGATGGATGGCCTGCCATAGCATTGCTATCCCAATTGTTGATGGCGTTTGGATCGCCGTTCGATTCACGTTTGATAGTTTCCAAAATCTTAGATACACGGAAAGCCGTTGGTTCGATACCATTAGCCTTCAAAGCTCTTTCAACATAACTGCGCCAGCGTTCTACTGAACCACCCTGAGGGTTATCTAAGCTGCTTGCCATATTCAATGGTGCTAGCATTTTAGTGATCCAATCAAACATACCGCCAACTTGGCTCTTGATGAGTTTGCGAAGCGGTGAATTTTCTTTCTTCGCTTCGTCCGCAACATGCACGCCAAAATCAAGGAACGTATCAACTTGAGAGATTGGACGTCCAGAAAAGGCATGATAAGCATGGCTACCAGCGTAGTTATACTCTTCACCTGAGAATGTATCACCAGAAACTCCAGACACCGTTGAAACGTGGTTTTGACCGTTCTTCGCATAGACCGCAACCATACCTGGTCTTGGTGTGCTGCTATGTGGAACTGGAGCGTTAAGCCACATATTACCATTGCCCAAATGGCTAAATAAACTTGGGTTAACACCTTGATTGGCTAAACGAGATGCAACAAATGACACACATTCTTTGAAGAAATAGCCCCATGGGTCTGCACCGCTGTCTGCTGCTCTATCTTTAAATTGGTAGTCATCACCAATAGCACCCGCTTGGATATCTGGTGAAGCTTTTTCATTCGCCATAGACCAGAGTTCCTTCCACCAGCCCTTAGCGTTTTCAATTGGCTTTTTATAAAGCGCATTCCCTAAATGCTTAAACATGCCGTCTAAGTTGTCAGATTTTGGATTGAATTTCTTGGCCAACGTATCGACCGGATGTGCGACAGCATCAGTGATGAAGCTCAACATTTTAGTGAACTTGTCAACGCCATCCTTAAGACCGTCCCAAACTGAACCAGCTACGTTTGTGACGGTGTTCCAAACCTTAGACCAGAAGCCTGTTCCTTTGGCGAACGCTTGGCGATTGTTCAATCCTGCTAGCATAGCTAATTCACTAGCGTTTAACACCTCTGAACCTGCTGGAAGAAGCATTTGAGCGTTTCTTCCTTGTGGTAAGATTGCCTTGCCGTTTGGCAAAATAACCATCTCTTGATTATTAGTCTCTGGGCTGTCGTTGCCATCGTTCAGCGTAGCGAGTGTTGGTCTTGTGATTGCGTTTCGATAACCATTAAAGAAACCTGTACCATTCGCGAATTTAACTTTAGGAATTTTACCGATTGCGTTCTTCGGTCCACCGAAGTCGTGGATTAGACTGTTGATGCCATCAATACCATCGTTCGGAATTTTGATAACTGCATTGATACCGTTACCAGCCAAATCTTTCAAGCCGTTCCACATATCGCTAAAGCCATTACGGATGGCATTCCAGATTTCTTGGAATTTATTTTTGATTTCGTCTAACTTGCCGAAAATCAAATCTTTCAAATTCTTGCCGAATTTCTTCTCTGTAGTTTTGTTGATATCGTCCCAACGATCAGATAGGAAGTCTTTTGACTTATTCCAAGTCTTAGACCACTGCTTGTGAATTTCATCGTGTGTGTCTTTGACGTTCTTGGCTAGGTTTGACACGCTCTTATGCGTATCGTCCTTGATGCCGTTCCAAGTTTTTGCTGTCGTTTTTTTGAGGTTATCCCACGTTTTACCAACATTCTTCTTAGTCTCATCGACTTTCTTAGTGAGGCCTTTTTTAAGGTCACCAGCAATATTAACAATCCCTTTGACGAACTTACGGAACTTCTTGTTTTCTTTGTACATTAAAGCGAAGCCAAGAACTACCGGGTTGGCAAAGATTAGAATTTTGCCGATTGTGGTCATGACGTTCTTAATAGTCTTGCCGACGTTTACAAAGAAATCGCCAACCTTCTTAGCGCCATTCTTGATGCTTTTAACAACGTTGTCAGTCCCTTTTGAAATCGACTTCTTGAAATTATTCCAAGCTTTAGACATATTTTTAAAGGTGTTCTTAAGCCACTTAACAGCATCCCCAAAACCATCTTTTACGGATTTTGCAATACCGTTGCAAAAGTCGCGGAATTTCTTATTATGCTTGTAAAGCTCAACAAATCCTGCGACCAGAGCCGTGATAGCAGCTACTGCAATAAGAAAAGGGTTAGTCATCATAGCCACTTTAATAGCGTTGAAACTTGTTATGACGTTCCCTGCCATGACTTTGATAGCAGCACTAGCTGCATTAAAACCAGCAATTACTTTCGTACCAATGAAGTATGTTGCAAACACTGAACCAATTGCCTTAATCGCATCTCTATGTTTTGCAAGTTCTTGAACAGCACCAGAAAGTTTTGAAATTGGGTCAAACGACTTTTTGCTGTTCTTAAAGATTGCAGAGAATCCTTTCCCAATCTCTTTGATCGCATCTGATACAGTGTCCCAAACTCCTTGAGCGAATAGGCCTACAATTTCTGTCACACTTGAGACGATTTGAACAATATCGCCAGTATGATTGTAAATGTACATGAAGAATTTGTCTGACAAGCCGACAATTTTCTCAAACCCGCTTTTGAAAGCGTTCATTGGCGACTCAGAGTCTTTCATGTTTCTTGAAATACTTTCAAAACCATTAGAAATACCAGCGACGGCGTCAGTCATCACTTGCCAACCAGCACCGCTGAAGTTCAAATAGATAGTCCCAAGCTTTCCTAAGAAATCCCCGATTGCGCCTTTACCTTTGTTGAAGGACTCAACTACTTGCCCAAATGTCATTTTGACAACGTTAGCAAACCGTCCAAGTGGTCCCATGGTGATAACGCTTATGTTATCTTTCATCCATTTAATGCCGTCAGCGACTTTCTCAAATGCTTTGGCTACAAAGTCTCCGAATTTAGTGATGGTTCCTGTGACTTTTTCCTTGCCAAATGCGTCAAGAACATTCGTCATACCGGTTGTAACAGTGGCCTCTAAGTTACCAATCGCACCTTCAAAAGTCTTGGTTGATCGTGCGGCTTCTTCCGCTGCGTCCGTTGAACCTAAATCTTGAATAGCTTTCAAGAATTCTTCTGCTGAGATTTGACCATCTGCCATGGCATCACGGAAATCCCCAGTATAAGCATTCATGTTCTTCAAGGCTTCTTGCAACTTACCAGAAGCACCAGGAATAGCATCAGCCATTTGGTTCCAGTTTTCAGTGGTTAACTTACCAGCACCAGCGGTTTGTGTTAGCACCATACCAACAGATTTGAAAGTATCTGCGTTACCACCAGCTACCGCGTTTAAGTTACCAGCGGCTACCGCTAGTTCTTTGTAACTCTCGATTCCGTTGGCTGCCAGCTGAGCACCAGTGTTAGTGATGTCATTTAGATCGTACACAGTGTCATCTGCATACTTCTTGAAGATCTTAGTGGCTTCTTCGGTTTCTTCCTTAGTCTTGCCAGCGAAGTTCATTGTTGATTGGAACTTTTCAATCGCGTCTGAAGTGTTCATCACTTCGCCAGTCATGTTGCTCATAGCACTGCCAATGCTTTGAATGGCGCTCACTCCTAAGCCAGCTATAGCACCAAACGATAGCTTTTCACGGAAAGAACCTAAAACGGAATTGGTCTGCTCTGCTTTTTCAGCGAGTTCTTGCATTTCGTTCGCAGATTCTTTGGCTTTTGCCCTTATTTTGTCGAAAAACGTTGGGTTAGCTTTTCGGAACTCTTCATTAAGCTTCTCTTGCTCGTTTTTTGCATTGGCTAAGCTTGTAGCTGTTTCGTCTAAACGTTTCTTTTGAAGCAGGTATTTCTCGCTCGTCTTACCAGATTCGGCAGCGACTTTTTCAAGCATGTTCTCTTGAATCTTGTATTGATTCGTGAGGTTTTCAATCGAGCTTTTTAGATGCTTGGATTTTTCTGCATTTACTTCGCTCTCTCTTCCTTCAGCCTGCAACCGTTTGATGTATGTCTCAGAAGCTTCGTTCTGCTGTCTAAATTGCTGTTGCAGACCAGCTAAACCAGACTTGTAATAATCAAGGCTAGACTTAGCTTTCTGTTGTTGGCTTTCCATCGAAGCTAGTTTTGTTGTGGCTTGGTCAATTTGGCGCTGATACTTTAGGTATTGCTCAGCTGTTTCAGCAGTATTCCCTTTGAGCTCAGACTGTTCGCGTTTCAAGCTGTCGATTTTAGCTTGTTGGCGAGTAATCGATTCACTCAAACCATCATATTTAGCTTTCGCAGCGCCCAAAGAGTCACCGGCACTCTTTAATTGCGCTTCTTGTGCTTTCCAAGCACTTGTGGCACTACCAACTAATTGCGTTAGTCGTTTGATAGAGTTACCAGCTTGCAAGGTGTCCAAAGCGATTTCAGTGGACATCGTGGCTTGTATTTTATTTGCCAATATTCTCCTCCTTTCCCTGAAAAGTTAAAGAAGAGACATGGGGTCAACAACCCTATCATCCGCTTCTTTCGCACTCATGATGGACATCAACTCATAATAATCAGTGTCATTACACTCGTCCAACGTCCACCCAAAGTTGATGAGCGCTTGTTTGATGATTAGCTTTAAGTCTTCAATCCTATTTTCAAGTTCAAAGACTTGTTCACCAGCAGATTTTATTTTTTTGGGTCTTTAGTGCCCTCTAGTTGTTCATCGTTCAAGCCAAGCATATAGCCAGTGATTTGTTCAGAAATCTTTTGAACACGTTCGCTGTCCAAATCAAGTAATTTCTCATAAGCATCATCATCAAGGCTTAGCACTGCACGAATGAATGCAAGTGTTTCATCCAAACCTTTAAGACTAGCGCTGATTTGGCTAACCACATCGTCTTCATCAAGATCATCGCTCACTTTAGCAACAGCTAGCTGATAAGCGAACATGCGTTTCATGTTTCGGATGCTTGTGTGCACTTCAAATGCTTTCTTTTGTAATTCTGGGATAGTGATTGTTTTAACTTCCATGTCTTTTTTCCTTCCTTAACTTAAAAATAAAAGGCTGGATTTTAAATCCAACCTAACAAAAATTAGTGAGAATCTGATGCTCCTGAGACGCCAGCTCCAGCTGTGTAACCACCAAAGACTTCTTTAAGCATATTAGCTTCTTGGAATCCAGATGCCCCTGAGTAGTATTTCTTGATTGGTTCGCCGTTGAATGCTTTAGCAGATAGAGCGTTGTAAGTCATGTTATCGTCGTTACGTGTTTGTGCTGTATCCGTGTCAGTAGCCACGTTTTGAGCGTTTTCTTGCATAATACCGTTGGCAAAGCCAAAGTAGATTGACTTTTTGCGGTCAAGCGTTTCAGTTTCAATCAACATTGCTACGTGTGGTTTGTCTCCAGACAGTGTATAACCACCCTTTTCGTCTGATACGAAACCTAGAACTTTTTGTTTTACTTCAAAGTCAAGGTTGTTGAAGTCTAGAGCTACTGTTGGTGAACCCGGTGCGATTAGAACGTCTTGTACTGAGTTGTTACCAGAAATTTTAGTAGCTGAGCCTTCCAAGTTAGAAATATTTGCTGTTTTTGTACCAAGCATTGAGCTATCGACTTTTAAAATACCATCAGTAGAAAGTCCTTGCTCTCCCTTAATAAGGTTTTGTGTTTTAGCGTCGACTAGTGCTAGTGTCACCATTTTTAAACCGACAATTGCCATGTAATTATTCTCCTTTTTATTAAATTATTTTTTCGTGAGCAACATAAAAGACCGCCGTCATTTGTAATGTATCGGGGTCTAATGTGTGCTCTCTAATATCTGTTATTTTGTAATGTTCCGAAACAAGAAACTTCATCAATCTTGTTTCAAATTCTTCTAAATCAAAATCAATATCTAGCTTATAAAAAATCTGGACTTCGATTTGATTTGTTTTTCCAAAAAAGCTGTCATTACCAAACATACCAAGAAAGGCATCAGATTCTTGTAACAACACAATTGTCTTATCAGTATTTTCTTGAACTTCTTTTGGTAAGTTGTTTGCATATACTTCGCTTATTTCACCAAATCCTTTACCGTCAATTAAGTTCTTTAGTTCTAGTGTTGCTAACATCACTTAGCTCCTTTCTTTCGCATGATTTTGTCATATTCCGCTTTTTCAGCTAACAGCACTTTCTTTTGAACGGTGCTGTCATTCTGCACTTTTGTTACAAAGTGGTCTGCTTGATATTTCTTTGTCCCGTCATTCAAACGTCTAGCATTTTGAGCATGAAAACGATTTTTCCAACCAACGGTTGCTTTGCCGTTTTTCGTGCCATCCACACCTGTTTTTTGGATAGACAAGCTATCTGCCATGTGTCCATATTTGGGGTCTTTATGGTTCGAGTAGTGCTTTTCTTTTGTGGCTTTAGCAAGCTCGTCCTTGAAAACCTCTGCTCCTGCCTCTGTTATTCTCGATTGTTCCGCAAGCGATAAATTTCCAATTTCTTGAACTGTTTTAAGCCATTCTTCTAAAGCTTGATCTAACTCAACCATTTTGTTTTCCCACCTTTTCCGATTTTTTCAACGTCACAAAGTCATATCTGTTTAATCCAAAGTTTTCATCAGGACTAACTTTTGAAATATTGTAAACAGTACCGTTTAAACGCACTGCTTGTCCCTCTACCACCTTTGAATTGTGTCTTATGACAATTACCCTCGATTCACTTTCCCCCGCAGAAATCGCTAAATATTGCTGATTCAGCGTACGTGTATGAGGTTTGTAATGCAATGTAAATTTCGGTACGAACTTAGGCACGCTAACGCCAGTAAACTGATTAGGTACTGACTCGTAAACGCCAAATTCAGCTTTATTTCTAAAGTCTGTTGGCTTGTACTGTTTTCTAGCCATTTACATCACCCCTCGCAATAAACAGCGTATAAGCCACGCAATTGGCCTATAACACTGTTCAAAGTCAAATCGATTGGATAAGTCATAGTATCTGTTAAAGCCACTCTGTATGTATAATACGAGCTTGCTAATGCAAGTACCGCTGTATCATATAGTGACTTAACGTTTTCTTGTTCAAAAAAGCCGTCAGCGTTACCGACAGCATTCTTGATATATGTTTCAGCTGTTGTGATGTATGCATCAATTAAATTAGTGTCATCACTCTCATCTAAGTTTAGTGCTAACATCACTTGTTCTTTGGTAACGCTCATTGCTTAACTCCTTATTCTTTTGCTGCTGCAGCTGCTGCTTGGAAGTTAGCTGTTTGGTCTGCAATAGCTGTAAATGATGCAGGAACGAAAGCTTCACCATCAACTGTAGCCACGTCGAAACGGTCGATTACGCGGATTTTAGTAGTGTCAGTTTCAAACGCACCAGCACCAATATTTGTAGCAAGCAATGACATGTTTTCGCGGTCAAACAAAGTGACAGCTTGTTTCAAATCGCCGAAGTATAGTGGGCGCGCCGTAGAGTTGTTTGGCAACCAACGGTCAGCAACTTCTTTAACTGGGAAGCCGTCAATTGAGTACCCTGTTGGTGATTTCACGTCACGTTCCATTAGGTAGTTCCCCATAGCATCTTTAACTTTTTTAAGTACTGTGAAACCAGAAGTGTTAGTCAAGAACATTGATGTTGGTTTGATGGCTGGGTCAACCTTAGCTTCAAGATCGATGATATCATCCCATTTAGCCAATGTTGGTTTTTTTGGCAATTTGCCGATTGCATCAATAATTTTAGTGTTGCGAGTAACGACCACTTTCTTGGCAATCCAGCCAGACAACCATGCAATGATATTTTCAGCTGTGTCTTTCAAAAGTGAGTTAGTTACAGTAGTGATACCTGCATAACGTTTAATAAGGTATTTGACAGTTGTCAATTGTGGGTCGGTGTTAGCGCCGATTGATCCGTCTTCATCATCAATTTCAGCAAGTGCTGTAATGTCAGACCATTTCTCGTAAACGCGAGAACCTTTAGAAGTTGAAACGTGTTCCACATTAACGTACTCTTGCAATGAATCGTATTGACGTACCAAAGTGTGGATTGTTGTTTGAATATCTTGCGGGATAGTCAAACCAGCATGCCCTGCTCCGTCTGTTTCGTCTGATGAAACCATGTTTTTAATTTGTGTGTAGTTGCCATAGACCAAGTTTTTAAAATCGTTGACAAATTGGTCTTTGATTTCCAATTCTTCATCATTAAGTGGCGCTTTTGGTGATTCCACAACAGTGCGTGCTTGTGCTTCAACCAATTGCTCTTTCAAAGCATCACGGCGAACTTTAGCGTTATCGCGTTTGTCTTTCAAATCAGAAAATGCTTCTGCTGAGAAATTGTCATCGTTCAAAGCGTTGTTAATCTGTTCGTTAAGGTCTTCAACGTTGTGACCCGCTTCAATCCAAAGATTGTTAAGTGTGTTAATATCCATTAATTTTCTCCTTTTTTGTCTAATAAAATAGCCAGCTTGCGTTCTCGTACTGAGTTAACAGGCTGACTTGGTTGTTTATTCAATTTTTCTTTAGCAATCAAATTCTTGAATTTGTTGATTGCTGCTTTGCTTGGCAAAGCATGAATGGCATTTTCAAAGTTTGGCTCATCATCGGATTCATTGAACATGATTTCGTCCGCAAAGCCTTTATCAACTGCAACTTTGGCATTCATCCAAGTTTCATTTGACATAAGTTGTAAAATATCTGTCTGTTTCATGCCTGTTTTAAGCTCGTAAGCCATAGCGATTGATTCATCAATGCCGTTTAGGACTTCTGATTCGTGTTCTAAATCGTCACTGTTTCCGACTGTAGAAACCGAAGCTTTATGAATCATAAGTTGACTTGTCGGCGACATTCGAACAGTATTTCCAGCCATCGCGATGACACTAGCAGCACTAGCAGCTAAACCTTGAATGTTAACAACGATATTCTTTTGGCTATCTCTAAGCATTGTGTAGATTTCGCTGGCTGCGAATACATCACCGCCGTTCGAAGCGATATCTAAAACAATTTCGTTATCTTCGTCATTCAAGATAGCTTGTTGGATTTTCTTAGGATATGTACTAGACATTCCAAACCATTCATAAAATTCACCGACATCGTTAGAAACAATGTCACCTTTAATATCAATCTTTCCCGTCTTCCTCACCCCCTTTCAATGGCTGTTTACTGCTGTTCGGATTCTCACCAACTGGCAAATCTTTAGGCAAAATCTCTGCTTGTTGTAACATGTACAATCCTTGATTTTGAGCAACTACACCAGTTTTAACTAACTCGCTAATACGCTTGATGTAGTTTGAACCTGTTGGGTCAACCGCTGGGAAAATGTCCGAATCAATGTCGCAACCTAGCTTATTGCTTAGTTCGCTAACGAATGGCCTTAAATACCTCGCCACCGCTTTAGCATAGACATTCATCGACATATCCAAAGATGATTGCTGGTCGCCTTTACCACCGACGACATTTTCAGGAATGCCGTAAACTTTAGCGAATTGACCAGTTGTCCAATCAGCTTGACTAAGCAGTTGAGCCACATTTGACTTGATTTCAAGCGGTTCGAACTCTTCCAAGTCATCCAAAACCAAAGGACCACCGCTCATCTGTTTCATGGCTTGACGCGAGCGTGATTGTTTAGTTTTAAAATCTAACAACCCGCCGCCTTTAATTTTCAGAATACCGTTTGCATTCAATGCGTTCTTGAGTGAATTAAGCGTTAGATTATCGCTGGCTTTCTGGATATTTAACTCTCTAGTTAGCGCCATGAGCGGGCTAACGCTTGTTTTGCCACCATCAACAGAAAGCAAGCGGAAATGCAAGACGTCATTCTGCGGAACATTCAACTTCGCACCAATTTTTGGGTCATCAAACGTGATGTTATAATAGAGACCATTTTCATAATCCATCGTATTCACGCTGACCTGAGACGGCCTCAAGAATTCCCATTTGACGTCTTTCCCGTTAACATTGCGCCAGCGGTAAGCAAACGCCTCGCCACCTAAAAGCAATTGAGCAAAGATAGATTGGTAAAAACCAAAACGATTTGAATTGTTAGTCGGATTATCAATAATTCCTTGCATACGCTTGTTAGCAGTCAGTCGAACTGTAGCCAAGTCGTTTGAAAGCTGATTGATGATTGAAAACAAATCCGAATTCTTCAGTGCTGACTTAGCAGACACCCATTCGTTCCCGGTTAAATTAGCTTTCAGAAAGTTATAATCATCATCGCCAAAGAATTGTGTAACTGGCGGGCTCTCAGTCGACTGATTCATAAAATTAAAAATCGGCAAATATTCTCACCTCCTTTCTATTTTTCTTTGTTAGAAATTAATTCGCTGATTAAACCAGCTAGAAAGAATGTAATTGTCATGCTAATGCCAAATGCAATGTGTTGCTGATAATAAGTTGTTAAATTAGCTGAAATTGCTGCTAAAACGAACATAATCACGTCGAAAACAGCCCAAATCGCTTTAAAAAGCTTCAAAATCATTGTTATTTTCACCTCTAATAGTCGTCTAACATGCCACTTTCTGGGTTCTTAAGCCAATCCAAAACGGCTTCTTGCGACATGTGTTCTACTTTCCATGTTGGATTGTTAGTGATGGCATAATCTTCAAACGCATACATAGCGTCATACATACCATCAATAAGCGCATCAACTACGTCAATCTTGTATGTAGATTTCATCTTATCTACTTGGATACCGATGTTATCCTCTTTGATAACGGCATTTATCAAGGCTTTACGCATGATTTCATCATCAAGGCGTGTTATATTGCCTTCGATAAATAGCGTCTGTAGGAACTTGGTAGGGTCTTTTAACTCGCTTGTCCGTTGTCTGATTGGCATCAAAGGGAAACTTGTATTAGCCTCTAACGCCTTAATAATCTTAGACACGCCCATTGCGTCATAACCAAAAAAGACAACGTCAAGTGCGTTGTCTTCGACATAATCTAAGAACCAGCGGTAAACCTCCTCTGGGTTGATAAGGCCTTGAGGGTGGCTTGTGATAGTACAGTAACCTTTCTGTTCTAAATCACGGTAATTAACACCGTCTTGCTCCATTTTCGCCTCAAGTGAACCAGCTTGTTGCCAAGGAATGAAGCTGTGCTGTTCTACGTGCCACTTCTGGCTACCGTCTTCACCTAAATATGGATAAACAAAACCAATCGCCGTATTATCACTAAACATTGACGCATCAAGACCAACATAAACACGTTTGCCACGTATATCAAATTCAGGGATAACCGCATTTTCTATATCTTTTAAATCAAGAAAACTATTGCTATCAGCAAGCAACCAACAATTCATATTTTTAACTTGAAAATCAGCAAGCTTACCCATAAGCATTTTTTTATCACGCTCAGAAAGCAAACCTTTCATAAGACTATCTTTCAAGTCTGGGTGGTTCAGCAGCGGATTGCTTTTAGCCCACGTTTCTGGTTGAAACGTTTCTTCTAGATTATCTTGTGACCAAATCAAGCAAAGTTGGTCATCTCCAGACCTATCAAAATCACGTTCCATGATTTCAATCAATTTCTTTTGTTCTTGATGGAATGGCACATCTGGTGTCTGATAAGACGTTGAAATCTCGATAAAGCGAGAACCTTCAGTGTTAACCTGACCAGATGTGATTTTTGAAATACCTTCATCACTCTTAAGTTCGCCGACCTCATCGGCTACGGCCAGCTTGAAGTGTTTCGAGTCAAATTTCCCAGATTCAAAAGAAATTGTTTGAATGCTGTTGCTATCAACTGTCGCTTTAATTTCTCGTGTATACAATTGCAAACCAGTTTCGACTGCTAACGACTTGAACGGTTCATTCTCGATAATTCTTGACATCATGCTTTTAACATATGTATAGAGTTTCATCGTTTGTTCGAAGTTTAACGAGCTGACCAAAAAGTCTTGGTTACTAAGCCCGATTGTTTCAATTAAGAACGAATAGTTAAGACTGATACCAGCTATCATGGTCTTACCTTGCGCACGAGCCATCGATAAGATGATGTTGACGTAGCGTGGCAAACCGTCTAAGTCGAACCATGCGAAGATTTGACTGAAGATAAACAACTGCCAATCCATCGGCTCTAGCTTCTTGCTCAGGTCGTCAACATTTGGCACTAATGATAAGAACTTCAAAAAGCGGTTGAATGCGTCTACTGAATACGTGTAGGGAAAATCCTCTTGACCTTGTCTTTGAAGGTCTCGAAGGTGACGGAAACAAGCTAATTTGATATTGTATCCAGCCACTATTTTTTCGTCCAACACATCAAAACAATATTCTGTTCCTACGTCTGTATATTTTCTGCGAATAAAAGAAAAATCGATACTTTGATAAGCACCGACTACATCTTTTGTTTTTGTTAAATCAATCTCAACTATGTTTCCTCACCTCTTTCTATCCAAAGAATTCTTTCATCTTATCTTTAACCTCGCGGTTATCCGCCTGTTCGCTCGCAATTTCCATAAGTTCCTGGCGGCCTTTAGGAGTCAAACCAAGCTGAACACCGATTTTATTTAAAGTATCGACGGCGTCTTTCATGGTAGCGACTGCTGGGTTCTTTTTAAAACCAAGCGACTGCTCACCGAGAATCTCCCCAGACCCTTGGGCTTGAATCGGCTTTTTCATTTCCTGTTGAATCCCATTTTGTTTAATGTCCTCGTACGCTATTTTGTAAATTTCATAATTCGTACAGTAGGTTTCAACTAAGAACGTATCAATGCGTTGAACCTTGTTTGTACTTTCTAAAAACGGAACGATTTTGCGCCAAACTTCCCTTGACACTGTCCCCAAGTGGTTTGGCGGGTCGCTGGGTAAACGCCCATCGTTCTGCTGATAATACGGATTTTTAACCACTCGTCGTTTCTCCTCTCAATTTGAATCATGACACCCCTTAAAAATCTGAAAAATGGCGCGTGATACAAGCGAACACCTTGTGGTGGCTCTCCTTGTCCCAAAATAGGGGGCGGGGGTCATTTTAAAACGTCTCGAATATAATTATATTCCCGAGTATTAAAACGGTGCTACGGGCTTTTTAAGTGCCTTCTCGGACGTCTTTCTTTTTGCGGGTTATCAATCCAGCCCATTGACTAACTGAGAGCCTTAAATTCGTGTTTCTATGCGTGTTCCCTTGACCAGTGCCGTAGATTTCCTGCTCTAGCTTACGTTTGACGTTATCGCAGTCTCTGCACGCTGTTGCGATGTTTGATAAATCCGTGCGTATTTCTGGAGCTATTTCTGCTGGCGTGATGTGGTCGCCAACTCTCGAGTTAGGTCTTTTGATACCATTTGCCAAACAATACTGACAAAGATAATGATCACGTTTTAAAGCTTGCTCGCGAAGCGATGTCCATGTCAACGAATGATAAAACTTATTACGTTCTCTATTCGCTTCATCTCTGTTGCGAACTCGCTTATTGTAATACGTGCGACTGTAAACCTCACGCTGCTTAGCATACTCAGCCTCATGCTGTTTGTGCTTACCGCAGAAATGTGCTGGTCTCTCTACTAACTGATGACATCCTGTATATTTACACCTTCGAACCATTGGCAACCTGATCACCCCTTTCCTTACACAATAAAAGACAATAGCTATTGCTACTGCCCTATCCTTATTATTCGATAATACTATATTAGCACTTTAAAAGTTACCTGCACTTACAATTATTGTATATTTAATCACATTTATTCTATATTTATTTCTTATCAGTAAATATAATTACATTTTGTTACCTTAGGTACCGTCCGTGCTGTAGGACACCTAGGTTTTGTCATTTCAAATGACAAAACTATATGCGATCTTACTGTTAGTAACCCTACATGACTTTACGGATTTGAAATCCGAAAATTAAAACGGACGTGGTCGGTTAAAGCGACCACATAAAAAAGGAAGATTGATTTCTCAATCTTCCAAAAAAGCCTCTGCACGTTTAAGCCAGATGTAATACGTCTTACGTGTCGTCCAGCCTCTGCGTTCACATATTTCATCAATAGACAAACGATCAATATAAACCATCTGCAATAGACCTCTAGCTTCCAAATCTGGAATTTCTGCAATCTGTTTTCTAAAAGCACGTTTCTGTTTCATCGCTTCAGCCGTATACTCTTTAATTTCTTCTTTCGTTGAAATTAGTTCAACATATAGATCATCTCTTTTTTTGCGATTTCCGTTTTGAACTTTATCAGCTTGTAATGGACTAGCATTGATTTTAAGAGCTTGAGATTCTAGCTTTTGCAACTGATTCATTTGACTTTCAATATAATCATCTAACCATTGAATTTTTCGTAAACGTTCACAAGTTCTCATCTTGCTACTCCTTTAATATGATATAATATTAATGAAGAATTCATATTAAAGGAGAGCTTGCCCGAGCAGGCTCTTTTTTTATTAAAAACAGGCAGGCGCACGACCCAAATATTGAATTATTGATAACGAAAGCGGCGCCTTGCATAATAACAGCCTAGCGATAAACTGCGTTGGATTTTAAAGAAAAATAGTATTAAGTACCTCTTTTCTATTTTTAAATTTCGCTATGTTTGCCAGCAAGTAAACCAGATGAACCTTGCCAGCTGTACTAATTTTGTAAGAAGGCTTTCCTTTATATTTATTTTCTGGTTAACGACTGCAAATGGATTCGAACCACCTGCAGCCCTTTTGCAGAATACTGTTCCCAATAGTATCCGCGAATCTTCTGGAAAAACTAAGGCTTTAGAGAATACCTTAGTAATGAGCCATCCTTTTATGGATGCTAAATATTTAGAGTCCTAGAGTGTCGACTAGGTAACACTCATCATAGGCCAACTTTCTATTTTAATTTTTTTATTCCTAGCCTTAATACCCACGAACCGAATCGAACGGTTCTAGATACCAAAGTGGGTTACTGATTACGTAATTTATTCTCCTTATTTAATAAACTTTTCAATAATCAAAATATCTGGGCACATGAAACCTTGAACCACAAAAGAAACAATATATATAATAACCATCAATACAAAAATACAAATCGCAATTTTTATATATGTTTTATTTTTTTCTGCGGAATATCCCTCAATAAAGATATATGCACAAGCGAAAAGCATAATCACTCCAAAGGTAAGCAAACAATTTTCTGAAATATCATTGATTTTATCCAAAACATAATACCAAGAATACTCTGTCCTCAACTGTGGGTAAATTTTAATTAAGCTATCAACTGTCATATTCAGCGAATGAGCTACTCCGTCAACGATTTCTTTAAATTCTTTCATTCTTCATTCTCACCTCAATTTCAAACTTACTGTTTTCGATCGTTACAGGAATAGTTGCCATCTCCGTGCCTTTCTTAGGAATAAGTTCTAGCATGCTCTCAATGACTGCTTTGCCAATTACGAGCTGCGCTTCTAAAAGTTCAGTATGTGTATTTTTATATCTCATTTATTCTCCTAATAATTCTAGATTTTCATATTTGTTGCCAACGACTTCAAAACAATCCACGTCGAAATCGCTAATTAAAGCATCAAATGAGAATGTTTTTTCATCCTTATCAATCGTCCCAAAATTGCAGTGCTTATCATCATAAATAACCTCTTCTACATAGCTTTCAAAACAACATTCATACCTAACAACGTCACCCTCATAAATCTCTCTGCCATTCTTGTCTCTAAGTCCTGTGTACTGCATGAGTTCAACTTCATCAATAAAGAATTGTTCATAACATTCAAGAACAACTTTTTCGAACATGAAATCTATCTGCCTTACAAAAAGCATCTCTTTATTTTCTTTATCCCACGCTCTAAATTTTGGTTTCATTTAGCTGTTCCTTTCTAGTTCTATACAAGTCAAATTGGAATTATTTGTTATCTATGATTACATTAGTATGAAAAACAGATTCTTTTGGATTGATATGTTCCCAATACATTTTGATATAAGGAATCATTCTTTCACCTCTTTCGCAAACTGCCACGCCCAAGAAAACTCTTTCTTAATTTCTGCTTCTGTCAGTTGACAGTCTCCAAATTTTCCCCATTGTTCTATACAATACCTGTTGACAATAATTTTCCCATTTTTAAGTCTAGAAAGTATATAATGGTCGTCTGTTGGGCAGTTAGGATTCGGTATTTCAACCGTATACAGCTTCTCTTTCTCGACCTCATAGCCGAATTTATGCATCAACACTAATGTTTCTATAGATTTGTTATTGTCATCATTAAACCATCCATACAAATCTGCACGCAGCTTTTGTTCATGGAAGTCTATACAAAGCTTGCATAAATTATATTCGAGGTCATCTTTATTTTCTTCGTACCAATCAGCCACATATTGCGGAACCACAGGCTTTTCTGGCTCATTAAGAAAGCAAGAATTAAATAATGCGTTGTTTTTCGCTGAGTTAAATCCCTCATTAAACGCTTCTTTAAAAGTAAGAGCTGAAAAATGTTTTGGCGGTTCCATATTTCGTATTGTTTTTTGAAATTCTTGTTTATTCATCTTCCACCTCTGTAACTTCATATTCATCTAAATTGTTAAAGCCATATTCCGCTAGTTCATCTCTAGTAAAGATCGTCTTCACTGGGCCATTTCCCTGGAAAATACCAAGAGAGAATCCGTTCGACTTAAGTGCCACTTTGTACTCCGCGACTTTATAACCATACAACCTCATCTTAACAAGCGTTTCGATTGGTTTGTTTGCAGAAGACTTAAACCACCAGTACAATTCGTCGCTTAGTTGGCTTTCGTCTTCATAAAATTGTGCGCAAAGTTCATACACCCCACCTTCAAGATCATCTTTGATAGACTCGTAGAAGTCTGCTACGTATCTTGGAACTGCAGGTTTTTCTGGTTTGTTAATTTGCGCTTGTTGTTCTTCAAGTTGTTTGGTTAACACAATAGCGCGTCTAACGCCATAATCATGACCAGCATCAAACTCGGTTCCTTGAATTTCCGATGTTTTTGTCAATAGTTTTTTTAATTTGTCAATTAATTCTTGTTTATTCATATATTCCCTCCGTTTCCTGTAAGTATTCACCTTCTGTGATATACCCTTGTGATTCTAACAGCCTTTTTTTGTACTCAAAACTGTTCCTAAACACTTCGTACACGTCCCTCGCTTGAAACTTCATAAAAGCCTTCATAATTTTTGATTGCTTTCCATATCTCATTTTTCATTTATGCATCAGATCCTTCATTCTGCAAATTACCACATCATCTGGTAATGCTGCCAGGTTTAATAGTCTATTAGCCTCGTTTGGCGTCACATGCAACATATCAGCGATCGTGATGTAACTTCTCAAATGTCTGGTCTTAGTCCAATTAACGAAATCCTCTAGCACATCCAGCGGTGTTTCCTCGTGATGTTCGTACCAAATTACACAATGTTTTGACGCTTGCTTATTAGCTACTTTTCCCATCCTCATAACTCCTCAATTTCAATTTCAATTCTTGGATTTGGACTGTACAGTTTTCTAGCTCTCAAATCACAGACGATGGCGTCATCTGACCAAACAATTTCAGATTTTGAAATACTGTCAAACAATGATTTAACTAGATTATCCACGTCGGCCTTTTTAATGTGCCACAGACGCTCTGAAATGTATTTTGAATATAATTGTTTAGCTTTATCTTTCGCACGCTCTGATGGCTTCTTAGAGACGTTCTTTGGCGCTCTCATGTAAAACGTTACTTTCACACAGATAGCGCCATCAAAATAGCGACCGTCATAATTTTCTTTAATGTAATCTGTGACCTGCTTTCGCCACTTCATCATTTTAGGGTCTTCATACACCGCTGCATGTCGTCCTCTGATCGTGGCTCGTGGTCTTGATTGTGGCTTTGGTTCAAATGGTATTAAAAACATCTATTCTCTTTTCTTCAAAAAAACAAAAGCGGGCACATTCAAAAGTGTGAGTATAAGGCTTGCGCCCGCTGAAATCCTTTACATGTCGTCCTGTTAACCGACACGTACTTTCTAGTTCGCTTTTTTCGTGGTTCACGACACGTATTTATCAATTATGTTCAAAACTCTGTTTTCGGAAATAAAGTTTTCATTGCCAATGCGAATAACTTTGTATTCTTTTTCTGCTTTAATTTCATGAAAAAGAATCTCTCTAAGGCTTCTAGCTGGGCAGTCTGAATATCCTAACAAATAAGCTGTATTTACCCCAAAATAATCAGCTAACATTTTAGCTTGAGCAGGCTTTATTGCAAACTCTCCCCTTTCCCATCTAGAGATGGTTTTTACATTAACATCCATTAGTTCTGCTATTTGAGCTTGAGTATATTTCTTTTCTTTTCTAAGTTCTTTTAATCTGTTCATATCAATAAACCTCAACTCGTTTTGTGAGTTTTTTCTCTCTGCAGTACTCGCAATGTCCGCACGGTTTTGCTTGCGCTCTGCCATGCTTAACATCGTCTAAGTGTTTGATAACCTTAGCCAGCTCGTTCAATTCGTCTTGAATAGCGTCAATACTTTGAATACGAATAGCTCGTGTGTCGCTCGGACTTTCTTTCGTAACTGCATATATGATTGGTTCAAACGGCTTGCCGTACTTCGTTTCAAGCATTGTTTTGTAAACTGCCATTTGCAAAATATAACCATAAGCTTCAAACCAGCGAGCCTTATAATTGTTACCATCTTTATCTTTTACCCAGACCTTATCATCGATTGGGCCTTTTGTGGTTTTAATGTCGACAAAGTAGCCGTGTTCAACGTTCAAACAGTCAATCTTACCTTTGAATTCAACGCCTGCAATCTCGCCTGTTATAGCAGCCTCTTTCTTGCCTTGATAAAGCGCCATGAAGTTTCTATCTGTTGCAAGTGCACTAATCATATTCTCTGCTGTTTCGAATGGTGCATATAAGCTACCGTTCTTTTTAAAGATTGATTTTTTGTTCTGTTCAACAAACGCCTCATGCGCTTCTTTACTTTCAAATGCGCTGTGAACGTAATTGCCTACTAGTAGAGCTGTCTTATCTCGATTATCTTTCCAGTCGTCATTAAGCTCTGCTAGTGCTCTAGCTTCGCATTCCTTAAATCGTTTAACTTGTGAGACAGACCAATAAGCTTTTGCTGAGTCAAGACTGTAATAATCTTTGCCAAGTAAATCTTTAGTCATTTGTTAAATCTCCGAGCTGGTCGAATAATGCCGTTTGTTCTTCTTGAATTTCGCCAGTTTCTGGGTTAGCAATCGGCAATTCTTCTTGTGGCGCTTCACCAATCAAATCTGACAAGCTTTCTTCTTGTGGTGTTACGTCAATTGGTGCTGCTTTCTCATCTTCGTTTTCATTATCAGCTACAATAGCTTTCTGCATGTCAACTGATTTTGGCCCGTACGTTCCAATAATACTTTTTAGCAATGTCTTCTTAGCCATTGCATCAAAATCAGTCTTCCACGGCCCGTTATTAAAACTTTTTGAGAATCGTTTAGCGTGATTGTAAACTTCCTCTCTTGTCCAGTATGCAATTTTTCGGAAACCGTTGAGCAATTCAAAACATGCAAAGTAGCCTACGACTTCATCTTGTGGTTGACTAAAATCAAGCTCCAGCGTCTCAAATAACGGATCATACGATTTGAATTGAGCTTTGTAAACAACACCTGCGTTGATGCTCTTATATTGTCCGCTTCGTTGAGCCAACTCGATTAATCCTTTATAACCTAGTTGAAACTGTGCTTGCCCTTTAAAAGGAACGATGTATGCACTTCCCAGACTCGGTTCGATTGGTAAATTCAAAGTCGCTGCTTTCATCGCTGCATTTAAAATTGAGTTGTTATCTGCCTTACTTAACAATTTGTTGTTATTTACGACAGATAGCAGACTCGTGATAAACTGGTCACTTTTACCACTCACTACCTCGCTAAATTTATTTTTTACTGCTGGTCTGTTAAAAAAGTCTTTGTGTGACATTTGCAATTGATTTGCCATTATTTTCTTTTTCCTTTCGTTTTCTTAAGATTCCATATTTCACGCTTCAATCGTTTGTTTTCTTGCTGCAAGCTCACAATCTTGTCTTGATATTGATTGATAATCTCACCGTACTCAGTAGCAAGATTGAGATAGTCGCTTGTCCTGTCGTAATATGACTGCTCAAAATCTTCATTCAAAGTTATCATGCTGACCTCAATCTAAAATGTGCTGTTTAACATCTACTCGATAATCGAGCGGAAAGTTAAAGATAATCGCTAAACGCTTGTCTGTTAAATCTTGAATTTCTTCGATAAGGTCTTCATCTGACCAATTTCTATATTTTTTGTAAATTTTGGCTAGTGTTGCCGTTTCATCAACCGCTAAATTGTCGATTGCTTGCAGCAATGCTTCTCTTAATTCGTCATAGTAGCCGACAAGTTCATTGTCCAATCTAATCTCAATCATGCTCGCACCTTTAATTTCTTCAAACAGCTTTCAAATTCATTCAGCGCGTCCTCGTATGCTTCAATTTTGACTTCTTTCTCTTCAATCTCTGCATAGCAGCGATGCACTTCTTCTTCGAGAAAACTAATTCTATTCAATAAACTCTGTACGTCCATATTTCCCTCTCTAATAAACTATTTGCTTAAGTTGATACATTTTACTGTCTCTAGCTAACTTCGCTATTAGAGCTTCTGTATCAAGCTTTAAAAGCATGCCTCTAATTTCTTTTGAGTAGTTGTAATAATTTTGTTCAAATTGTTGAATAAGTAGCTCGTTCATACTTCCCACTCCTTCCAGTATTCGGTGAGGTTGACAGATGTAATGGCTGTCACTGTTTTTTGCGAAGTTAAAATCTGCTCTTTGTATGGCATTAGACCTGCGTTGCGCTCCATGTCATTCTTTGGCAAGTAATAGCCACCTCGCCTCATTTTACGGCTTGCAATGATTGGTTGTTTAAATTCGCATCTCAAGCGCTCCACTGTGTCTTTAACGCTGCGCTCACTAATGTCAAATTCAGCTTTCAGCAATTTCAGCGGTACTGGTCGCTCAAAACTGCCGTGATTTTTGATGTAATTCAAGATGTTGATTTCCAATTCATTCATCGTTTGCTTTCAGCTCCTTCCGAAAATTTAAAAATACGGTCTTTGTCTCCTCGCATGCCTTTTGTTAAGCGGTCAACGAAGGCGTTGTCATAGATTTTTAAAAGCTCCGCTCGTGAGAAATTCGTGTTAATTACTGTTTTAGTCCGACTGTCTAAAACATTGAACAGGAAGCGATATGTCCATTCGTTGACTGGTTTGATGTAATTGCCCGTACACGTTTCTTTTCCTAAATCATCTAAAATAAGATAATCACAGCTTGTTAACAGTTTTGTAGCAAATTCTTCTGTAAATCGTCCGCCACCATTAAAACTAGCTTGGACGCGTTGGATAAGCCTTGCGACTGGCATAAAGATAACGCTTTTTGGTTCGTTGTAAATTTTAAATGTGTCATTTAGCTGTTTAGCAATCGCTATTGACAGATGACTCTTTCCAACGCCTGGACGACCTTGTAGAAAAGTATTGCCTTCGCCACCTTGACCGTAATATCGTACTGCTCTTTGAGCGAATGCATGCGCTTTTTGGTCTTCAAAGTTATGCTCTTCAAAATTTTTCATTGTAGCATTTTTTAAGTCGTCTGGAATGATGCTCATGGACTCAAACATATTCCATGTTTTTGCCAGCATTCCGTTAACTGTCTGCTGTTCAGCGCTAGACTGTTTCAATCGTTCTAATTCGTCTTTTTGGCAATCAAGACACATAGCCATGCTAAGGTACTCGCCATCTCGTGTCATACGCCTATAATATGGCTTATTATGAATCGTGCAGACGTCGCCGGTATCTAACAAAATCTTATTTCTTATCATGTATTCAATAGACATTAATTCCATATATCACCTCTAAAATCCAAAGGCCGGATCAACGATGCTGTGTAGATCTTCGTCTCTTTGAGGAAGACGTTTTGATTCTTGAAATTTCTTATCTTCTTCATCAGCTTGTGTCAGCGTTGTAATGCCGTTTTGTTTCCAATTCCTTAGAATAGAATTTACATAGCCAAAAGAACGCTTAGCATTGTTAGAAGCCTTATCAATGGCACGCTTTAATAACTCTGGTTCAAAGTTATCTAGTTTGAGATAGTCGGCTAGTTGTTCCGCTTGATTAGGTGATAGAATGCCAATTTCTTGTTGATAGTAAGAATAAATTTCAGAAAAATCAGCAGCAGCATTCTTATTCTGATTCTTATTCTTACTCTTACTATTCTTTATATCTATCTCTATATCTATATCTGTTGGAAGGTGGTTGGAAAGTGGTTGGAATTTTTCCAACTTTTTGTTTTGCTGACGTTTATATCTGTTCCAATTCGTTTCTTGATCCAGCAGCATCGGAACTTGTTCAAGGAAGATTTCGTTTTCTTCTCCGATTTGCAACAATCCTTTACTTTGAAAATATGCGATTGTTACTTGAACATCTTCGACATTTTCGTCCAAAGCCATAGCTATTTCTTCCGCCAAACTATCGAGTACACCTTCAAAATAGATGAAACCTTGATTTTCCAGCGATTGTAACATCATTTTTTGGTAAATAAGCACATAAGTATCACCACCGCTCATGCGTCTGAGTTGCTTAATCGCTAGATTTTTAAAAAAATTATTATCAAGACGCAGCCAGAAATAAATTTTTGTTTTACTTTGTGCCATTTAATCACCCTCTTCTTCTTTTTCGCCCCAGCACCCGTGCCAGCCATCTGTGTCAAAGCCGATTGCCATGATTTCGTCTATGTCAAAATATTCATTTTCCATTTATTCACCTCTTAAATCGCGTCATCTGGTAAACCATGCATGCGATTGTATGCGATTTGTTTTTCTTCCCACGGAAAACGTTTTGGATACCCACGCTTTGTTTCTTCTTCCTTACGTCCTCGTTTACCGATAAATGGCAATGTTAGCACGTATAGCAGTGCTGCTAAGCTAAAGCAGATAATAAATAAATCCATGTTAAATCTCCTTGATTTCTAATTTTCCAGAAAGTGGAAGGTCATGCTCTTTTAAAAATTTAATGTACGCTTTTGCTTCAAACTTGCTTCTAACGAGTGCAAGAAGCTTTTTAGTTTGTCCTTCGCCAAAATCAACCCAGACTTCATAGTCGAAAAAATTGTATGCTAGCTCGTCTGGTGTTAAATCCATGAAATCAGCGAGTTTTTTCAAATTTTTATCGTCTGGGTAATGCAGACCTCGCTCCCATTCGTAGATTGTAGTTTTTGAAACTCCGAGCATCTTGCCAAATTGTTCTTGTGTCAAGCCTTGATTAGCTCGGATTTTCCTAACTCTTTGCCTAAAATACATGTTAAATATTCCTCCATTCGTTTTTTAACCACTCTTTTACTGCATCTCTTGGAATTCGATAAATTTTATCGCCTCTTTTAATGACAGGCATTCCTTTTAAAATGTAATCTTGCAACGTGTCATTACCAATAACAAGCCACTCCTTCGCTTCGCTTTGCGTCATTAGCGGGCTAAATTGATTATCTCTATCCAAGAAATCAAGTTTGTTTGCTAAAACAGACGTTACTACTGCGTCAATCTTAACTTCAATTAATTCAGCAATATCATTCATTTTTTGCCTCCTTTTTGCTATAATGTAAGTAGTTTTGTTTTGTAAGTCGCTGATTATTCCGCGGCTTTTTTGTTTCCCAGCTAGGCTGGTATAGCCCTAGCAGACCTAATGGAGTTCGTTTCATCATGTCAATTATCTATAATTCGGAGGCGTCTGCTAGAACCGTAGCAACCTAGCTGGAAATGTGGTTAGAACAGTTCCACTTGTTCAATTAATGGGTAAATGTCATTATCTTTTAACTTTTCATAAATAAATCGTCGTCCAAGTTGTGTCCAAACAGTTGTAATTTTACTGTGAACTTTATTGTCTTTGTCAACATAATCAAATGTTCGACTAGCAATATAGCCTTTACCTTGATATTTCGTGTAAAGAATCCATTGACCGTTAACTTTACGTTGAATACCGACTTGCTTCAAAATTTGGTTGAACTTATTAGCACTCATACCATAATCTTGTGCTATCTGCGTTGTTGTCAGCATGTCTTTTGTTTGCAAAATCAAATCAAGATAATCAGTTTGTTTTCTAGCTTCTTCAAGCTCTAACTGTAAGACCTCGTTTTTATGTTCAAGACTGATAATTTTCCGGTCAGCAATTTTAAGAGCTCGAGCCATGATTTTTTCAGGACTGTTGAAGTCCTTTTCAACTTGGATGAAGTATTGGCGAACCTCTTTTCCTTTGTCGGTTTTAGATACCATTGCTAAATTTTTAGCAGCATCTAAAGATAGTACATAATCTTGCAATTTTCTATTTGCGCCATTATTTACAACCGTAGTTCCAACTACACTTGTAAAATCATAACCTTCTTCCAGAATTTTAAAATTTTGTTCTACCCATTGACTAAAGCGAGTTTTTACCTCTAAGCTCTTATGTAGTTGTCTTGCACTAACTACTGGCTCTTGGTTTTCATTTAAAGTTACATTGATTAAATTATTCATGTATTATCCTTTCTAATACGAATTTTCGTATATTATCCTACAGATAATTCTTTATGTTCTTGAAAAAGATAGACAATATCAAATTCTGGAAAGAAAGTCTGTTGAACTTTTAATGCTTCTCCGAATTTGAAATCAGAATCTCCATTGATTTTTTCTCGAACCGTTTGAGATTTTAAATGCAAACAATCTGCAATATCAACCAACGAAATACCTCTCTCTTTTCGAATGTATTCAATGTTTTTCATTGCATTTCCTTTCTAATACGAATTTTCGTATGTTGTTTTATTTTAAAAAGCTGTCGTTTCCTTAAGCTTGATTTAATTATATATGAATTTTCGTATCTTGTCAACGCATTTTTTTGATTTTTTCGTTATTTTTTTACTTGAAATATGATTTTTCGTATGTTATTATATAGTAAGAAAATCAAAAAAAGGAATTTAAAAAAATGGATGAAAAAGATTTAAAACACCTTATCGAAAGTAGATATAATAGCGTCAGGGCTTTTGCCCTTGAAAATGATATACCGTACACAACAATGCGTTCTATTTTAGAACGTGGTGTAATGAATGCGAAAGCAGAAACTATTTTTAAAATCTGTGATATTCTAGGAATTAATCCAGAAAGTTTCGCTGATAAAAAGCCAGATTGGCAGCCATCAATCGACCTTTCAAATTTGCGTGAAAAAGTCGTGATGTTCGACGGAAAGCCACTATCTGATGATGACGTTAAAAAAATAGAGCAAATTATTAGACTTTCAATTGAGGTAATGGGAGATGAAGATTGATAAGCTTTTAAAAAAATATAAAATATCATTATTCGTTTTTCCTGCAGGCATGTGGGAGAGGTCTGGGTTCTACTTCCCAGACCTAAGACGAATATGTGTTAACGAATCATTGTCTAAACAAGAGCGTGAAAAAGTCATCTTACACGAACTTGGGCATATCAACCACGACCCCAAACATTACAAGAGACTACTTTTACAATACGAGAATCAAGCTGATAGATTTATGATTCGTGAGTTACTAGTTGATTATTTAAAATCAACTGATATTTGCGATTTTAATTGGGTTCGCTTTGCTACACAGTATGATATTTCCACAACTTGGGGCGAAGCGATGATACAAGACGAATTTAGAAAAATTCAGCAAAGTGTTATTTAAAATTACGTGCAAAAGACTGAACCACGTTAAAAGCTGATAGGAGAATTAAAATGGACGACGTTAGAAATGTACCTGCTTATTTAAAATTTGAAACAGCTTTTGGTTGTGTTTTCGGCGGTCTTATTTTAGGCTTCGTTTTTCCTGTTTTTTGGTTTTTAATGTTTGCAGGTGTTATTTTACTGTTTGCACGACTTTTTTGGGAAATAAAACACCCTCTAACTAAAGAGCAAAAAGAACAATTAAAAATAGAACAAGCAAAAGCAGTCGAGGAGTTTCAACAAGCAAAAAACGAGTATAAGAAAGCAACAGCAAAAGCTGTAAAATGTCCACATTGCAAAAGTACGGATGTTGAATTTATGGTACAGCAAAGAAAAGGTTTCTCAATTGGTAAAGCTGCTGCCGGGGCTGTTATGGCTAACGGTGTTGGTACTCTAGCTGGTTTTGCTGGTAAAAAAGGTAAAAAAGAATGGCACTGCAAAAACTGCGGTACAGTTTTTGCTACTAAAAAATAAATAAAAAAATCCCTCACACTCTCCTTCGCCAAAATTTGAGTGTAAGGGATAATTGGTAGTATAGTAAAAGAACCTGCGCGCGTAGGTCTCTTTACTATACTCATTTTACCAAAAAAGCGAGGTTAAAGCAATGGCTTCTTATCGTAAACGTTCAAACGGTTGGGAATATCGTATAAGTTATAAAAACATGTATGGAAAATATGACCAGCTAACAAAAGGCGGTTTCAGAACCAAAGCCGAAGCCGTCAATGCTGCGGCAATCGCTAAAAAAGACTTATTAGACGGCATTAAAGAAAATAAAACAATAAGTCTAGCTGATTATTTCGGTAATTGGATGGAAATTTACAAAAAACCTGAAGTTGATCCTGAAACATATACTAAATACAAATTTTCTCACAAAGTTATTAAAGAATATTTCAAAGACGCAAAGATGGTTGACATTACAGCTACACATTACCAAAAAATCTTTAATCAATTAGGAGAACGGTATGTAAAAGACACTGTTAAACGAGTCAATGCAAACATCAGACAATCACTAAAAGTAGCTTTGCACGAAGGCAGTTTGAAAAAAGATTTTACAGCGCTGGTTAAAATCCACTCCTCTGTTGAATCATCAAAAAAAGGAATGAATTATCTGGAATTAGAACAGCGTGAAAGCTTCATTGAAAGCGTTAGTGAGACAGTTCAGTATCAATCTAGCTTCTTCTGCTATGTTGTCGCTAAAACAGGATTACGCTTCTCTGAAGCGCAAGGTCTAACGAATGACGATAATTGTATCAACCGAAAAGAATTATATATTTACGTTTTTAGAACCTACAAAGTTAACGGTGCAAGGCGAGGGTGGGGAAAAACTAAGAATAAGCAGTCGGAGCGAAAAGTTCCAATTGATGAAGAGTTTATCCAAAAGTTAGACGAATACTTAAACTCTGGTTTTGTAGCAAACGAAGATAACAGATTATTTACTCACGTTTCAAATAACATGGCTAATAAATTAATTAAAAAACGAACTCAAACGGAAGTTACTTGTCACGGTTTGAGACATACGTATGTAAGCTTTTTGATTTATCACAATATTGACGTTGTTTCAATTGCACGACTTGTCGGGCACAAGGATGCTACAGAAACACTTCAAACGTACGCCCATCTATTTGAGAGAAGACAAGATGAAGTGTTTGAGCTTGTTAGAAAAATTATTTAA